ACACCAAGTCCTGATATGAACCTACCAAATCTACAGTTTTGGAATTGTATGGACTATGGTGTGGTTAGTATTGATAAGAAGTTCATTGGTAGTATGGACTTTGAAGTCTATACAAGGGACTATGGTACTATGAAAGGTACATATGTATGTACGATAGACAATTATCATCATGACCCAGACTATGTTGACTATGCTACAAGTGAAAATCCTGCTGAACACAAGTCTCATAACCTAATTGAACTTGAAAATGGACAATACGCACTTTATCCAAACAATAGAATGCGTATCTATGATAACAGTTTGACTCCTGTTGAACCAAAAATGCCTGATTTTAAG